GTGCAAGGATGGCGACATTGTGGCAGGGGGACTTGAACGACCGTCTGGCAGCAACAGAGATAAGTCAGCAAATCCTTGGCCTGACATCGTCGCTTCAGAAAGTCGAGAGGAGTTTTACGCAGCATTGCTGGCACTTGCTCCTCGATCTCTGTGCACCTCCTTTCCTTCTCTGGAGAAATATGCAGACTGGAAGTATCGCACAGATCCAGAGCCGTATCGACACGACACAAACATTCGTTTCGACATGGATGCATTTCCAGAACTCAATCACTGGGTACAAGAGTATCTACAGGGAGATACAACACCTTGTAAGTGTCTTGCCCGTCGCCCGGGGGGACCCCCCCCGAAATAAGATTTCGGGCTCGCGCTTCGCTTGCTCGCGGGGGTACCCCCCCCCCCGGGCTCGAGGGCGCTGGACTAACCTGTATAGCCAGGGTTAGAGGAAAATCACTAGTTTTGTGGGGACCCAGCCGCACGGGCAAGACAACATGGGCCAGATCACTAGGCAGCCACGCTTACTTTGGAGGCCTCTTCAGCCTCGACGAACCCATAGCGGACGCCGAATACGCAATCTTCGACGACATCAATGGCGGCATTCAGTTTGTCCCATCTTACAAATGGTGGCTTGGATATCAATACCAATTTTATGCAACCGACAAATACAAAGGTAAAAAGTTGATCACTTGGGGGAGGCCCAGTATATGGTGCAGCAACGATGATCCCAGAGAGGATCCAAAAGCAGATTATGATTGGCTGAACAAAAATTGTATTTTTGTCTATGTACCGGAGGATAAACCCCTCGCATTATTTCCCACGTGCGACTAGCGCTCGTGCCAATAGAAAGTACCATTCGGCTGAAAACGGAGTTCATCAGTCGCAACACGACTAGCACATGTGAAGAAATCAAATATCCACACATCGCCCATTCCAGTAATTCCATCAGCCGCAAACTTAGAGGCTTGATTCTCCAAGGTCGCAACATCCGGGTCATCCTTGATTTTACCACCCTCCTCTTTCTCGTTGTAATGCATATTGGAATTCAGCGGGTACCAACGCTTACTGTTCCTCAGCACAGCATCGTCATTAGTCGATTTGAGGCTAGTTGTCCTATCGGATATCACCTTCACAAATCGCTTGTCCGGTTTTCCGTTGAAAACGTTATGCCAATCAACATCGAGCGTGCCCTCAAAGATAACAGCGAACACCTTTTTGGCGAGGTCTGTCTCGACACCAGCAGTAGAACCAATGTCATACAGTGTCCTCACCTGTCCAGAAGTACGCCCTTCTCCTATCGGAATTTGTCGCTGGACAGTAAGAAGCGGGAATTCCTTCCACAGTGGCGTCTTCATGGTAACAACGAGGCGGCGCCACAACCAATGCGCCCCACTATTCGTAGCCATCGTAATAAACTCCTTATAGCCACGTGCGTACACATCAGTCAGAGACCGCTGATACATACCTCGTTGACCAATGGGAAAAGCAGAAGTGTTGTTCAGGTGCGAATCACGCGCACTAGGAACAAATGCAAATATCCAATCCTTTTCGCCCGTCATAACATACGGGACGCCTGGTGCGCCAGCAAAACCCCCACTATTAACAGCCACGACTGGCATGGTGTCCTTCAGTTTTCGCGTGCTGACATTAAGAATGCGACGGCGCGAAGCCTGCCTGCGGCGTGGATAACGCGACCGACGGCTGCGCCGCGGTACCCTGACCATTCGTTTCCCCCGGCGGGGGACTCGGCGGCGGCGTGAACGAAAAGAGTATGCCATTATGGTTGGTGGAGAACATTTTTACCACGTGAATATGTGGGCCTCTCGGCCTATATATACCCAGGTGGTTCTGGTTCCAAGATCCAGATGGAGTAAATTTTATATCCATCTGGAACCACATATGTCCTTCAACTTCAACGCCCGATATGCCCTGCTCACCTACTCTCAGTGCGGAGAACTCGACGGGTGGGCGGTTAGTAACCACTTTACTGAACTTCGAGCAGAATGCATCGTCGCACGAGAAGCCCATTCTGATGGTGGATCTCACCTACACGCTTTTGTCGATTTCGGGCGGAAGTTCAGAAGCAGACGAGCCGACGTTTTCGATGTTGGAGGCTATCACCCAAACATTTCACCTACGCACACAACACCACAAGCTGGTTTCGACTATGCGTGCAAGGATGGCGACATTGTGGCAGGGGGACTTGAACGACCGTCTGGCAGCAACAGAGATAAGTCAGCAAATCCTTGGCCTGACATCGTCGCTTCAGAAAGTCGAGAGGAGTTTTACGCA